TTGTAATATAATTATATTAACGAATAAATCCAACCCCAATTTTAGCATTACATTTAAAGATATATTTCCAACAATATTAGGAACTCTACCCTTTGATACTAATGCTACCTCTATCGACCCTATTGTATGTGATGCAACATTCAAGTATACGGGTGCATTTACTATAAAGAAACTAACATAATTACTTCCTTGTATAAATCTATCATATTTGTTATAATTGTAGTATGAATATTAATGAATTAAAAGAAATGTGCACAAAAGACACGAAAATTGATATTACAGACCTTGATGGGTATTCTGTTTCAATTCCAGAATTAGCTAATAAATATCATCAATTGGCGTATCTTGAAAAAAATCTTGTTCGTTACCTTAGGAGTGAATATAAGATTATAAGACTTTCTAGATGGAAGTATTATTCTGGAAAGGCTGATCCAAAAGAATATGAAGATGAGCCGTTTGATTTGAAAGTATTAAAAAATGATATGGATTTATTTTTAGATGGTGATGTTCAAGTTCTTACTATAAAGAATAAGATGGAAGAACAAGAAGAAAAGATTAAATTAATAGAAGATACTGCTAAAGTTATTCAAAATGCATCTTTTAATATTTCAAATACGATTAAGTGGAAGAAATTCTTGGCGGGCGATTTGACATGATTGTAGCGGGAAAATTGAATGAAACATTCTTACAATTATCTTGTGAGAAGCATATATCGTATGAGTTGAATGAATATTTTGCATTTAAAGTTCCTAATGCACAATTTCATCCGAAAGTTCGTGCAAAGATGTGGGATGGTAAGATACGTTTGTTTAATATACAAACAGGACAATTATATGTTGGATTACTTCCATATTTAAAGGAATGGGCCGAGAAACATTCTTATAAACTGCAAACAGATATTATAGATGCAAGACATTTAAAAGAAGGTGATATAGAAAAGATTAAAGAATTTTTTGATTCTTTGAATCTTCATTGTAAGGATAAACCAATCACACCAAGAGATTATCAGATAGCATCTTTTATGAATTGTGTGAAAAATGATAGATCATTACTATTATCTCCTACATCATCGGGAAAAAGTTTAGTTATATACGCATTAATAAGATGGTACCAGAGATTTTTAGATAATGATAAGATGTTGATATTAGTTCCAACGGTGAATTTAACATCACAAATGTTCGGTGATTTTAAGGAGTACTCACAACAAGATAAAGATTGGAATGTTTATGATGAATGTCATAAAATATATTCTGGTAGAGAAAAAGATTCAAATCAACAAATATACATTAGTACTTGGCAAAGTCTTTTTAGATTACCAAAAAAATATTTTGAACAGTTTTCTTTGATTGTAGGTGATGAAGCACATTTAGCGACAGCACAAGCGATGAAAGGAATATTAGAGAAAGCTACTTCATGTAGATATAGATTCGGAACAACGGGAACATTAACAGATTGTAAAACAAACAAACTAGTCCTTGAAGGATTGTTTGGAAAAACATATACAGCCGTTACATCAAAAGAATTGATGGATGACAAACATATTTCCAAACTAAATATACAATGTTTACAATTAGAATATCCTGAAGAAGAACGAAAGTCTATGAAGAGCTCTACATATAAAGAGGAGATAGACTTTATTGTTTCACATAAAAAGAGAAATAATTTTCTATGTAATTTAGCATTAGCAACTAAAGGGAATACGTTGATTCTATTTAATTATGTTGACAAACATGGAAAAGTATTATTGAAGTTGTTACAAGAAAAAGCACCTTTAAGAAATATATTCTTTATAGCAGGTGAAACGGATGTCGATCAAAGAGAAGATATTAGAAAGGCAACAGAAGATGAAAAGAACGCCATTATTGTTGCCAGTTCAGGAGTTCTATCGACAGGTGTTAATATAAAGAATTTACAGTATTTGATTTTTGCTCATCCATATAAAGCTAAAGTACGAAATTTACAATCAATTGGTCGAGTGTTAAGATTGGATGATAAAGAAAATCGAGCTGTCTTATATGATATTATTGATGATTTACATTGGAAGAAACGTAATAATTATGGATTAAAACATTGGAAAGAAAGATTGAGTATTTATTTAAAAGAAAAATTTGATTATGAATATACTTTAATACCATTATTATAAGGAAAGGATCAATGGGTAAAACGTACAAACATATTAAAACAGAACGTAGATTTAGAAAGAAACGAAAAAAAGCATACGATCAACTTGACACTAAACACAAGATTGATAGAGAACTGGAGGACCATGAAAACAAAAAAGAAATGTTTGAAATGCAAGATTCAGACTATGAAGAAAGTAGCAGAAGGTATTAGCCATCATCAATGGTATAATTATTATAGATGTGAGCAATGTGGATCTATACAAACATCTAAACTTAATCGTCCTCCAAAAATACTTACGGAGTATTCGTGGAGTTCAACAACCATGACACCTATAGGAATTAACTGGCCATGATTATAGATAAATTTGGCAAATTACAAGTACAAGTTTACCGTGAAACAGATAATCCATTACCGGAGTATAAAAGAGATGGTGATGCAGGAATGGATATTCGTTCTAATGAAGATACGTCAATTCGTGGTTTTCATTGGGAAACAGTTAGTACGGGTCTTTACATTATTATACCACACGGGTATGAAGGTCAAGTTCGTTCACGGTCTGGTATGGCTGCAAAGAAAGGTATACAAGTTTTAAATTCACCTGGTACAATTGATTCTGGTTATCGTGATGAACTTAAAGTTATATTGATGAATCATGGTCAATGGGCATATGAAATCAAGAAGGGTGATCGAATAGCACAATTAGTTATTAAACCAGTAGCTACTGCTTGGATATTTGAAATTGATAAGGGTACACATATAATTGAAACTGAAACGGAAAATCGAGGTGGAGGCCTTGGTTCAACTGGAGTAAAGTAATGGGTAATCCAAAACATTATGTAGACAACGAAAAGTTTTTTATAGAAATTAAAAAGTGGAAGCAACGGGTAATTGATGCAAGAGAGGTTGATGAACCTGATCCACCAAGTACAGAATATATGGGTGAGTGTTTTTTGAGAATATCTGAAAATTTAGCATGGAGACCTAATTTCATTAATTATACTTTTCGGGATGATTTAGTAAGTGATGGGATAGAAAATTGTTTATTATATGCACATAATTTTAATCCAGAAAAATCCAAGAATCCTTTTTCATATTTTACACAAATTATACATCATGCCTATGTTAGACGTATTGTAAAAGAAAAGAAACAAATGCATATTAGGTATCGTATAATACAAGAAGAAGAATTAAAAGAACAATTAAAAATATCTATAGAAGATACATCTAATCATGGAACAATAAGACAATATAGAAATTATTTAGAATCACACGATAAGTATGCTGAAAATCCACACACTAAAAAGCCAAAAAAGAAAACTAATTTAGAACTTTATATGAAAAGATAAAGGGGGTAAATGGATTACTCTATTATGTTTTTTGATGAATGTGCAAGATGTAGACAATTTGACCCAGACCATGAACATAAGAATTGTAGCTTTAGTGTAGAACGAATAGATAATATTGCAATACAGACATTTGAATGTACCAGATGTCATTTTAAATGGACAAAGGAAATAGATCATGCAGATAGCTTTGATAACAGATCAACATTTCGGCGGAAAGCAGGATAGTCAATCCTTCTCTGATTATATTGAAAAGTTTTATAATAATCAGTTCTTTCCATACTTAGAAGAAAATCATATAAACACAGTAATTGATTTGGGTGATACCTTTGACCGTAGAAAGTATGTCAATTTTAATACATTATACCAGGTAAAAAGATTTTATTTTGATTATATGAGAGCCAAACATATCCAATTACATTCTATTGTTGGTAATCATTCTACTTATTATAGAAATACGAATACTGTTAATAGTTCTGAATTGCTCTATGGTCATTATGATAATGTACACGCATACCCCAATCCGACTACAATAACACTAGATGGCACAGATATTGATATTCTTCCTTGGATTAACTCAGAGAATTATGATATAATGATAGAGTTTATTAAAGATTCAAAATCTCAGGTGGGTTTTGGTCATTTGGAAGTTGATGGGTTTGCTATGTATAAAGGATATATAGCTAATTCAGGACTTCCTAAAAGTTTATTTAATAGGTATGAAGTATTATGTTCCGGTCATTATCATCACAAATCAAGTAAAGACAATATTCATTATCTTGGAGCTCCATATGAGATAACCTGGAATGATTATGATGACCCAAGAGGTTTTCATATTTTTGATACACAAACAAGAGAGTTGAAATTTATTCGTAATGATTATCGTTTGTTTGAAAAGATTTATTATGATGATAGTGGTAATGTTGATTATTCAACATTAGATACTGGTTATTATAAAGATAAGATTGTAAAATTGATTGTAGAAGAAAAATCTAATTTATCTGATTTTGAAAATTTTGTTGAACGACTATATAAATCAGAATTAGCTGATTTAATTATACTTGAAGATTTATCAGAATATTCTATGAGGTATAATGAAGATGAGGAAGAAGATATAGAAGTGGGTAATACTTCAACTTTTCTTGATGAATATGTTGATAGTATACCAGAAGGGAGTGTTAAAAAGGAAGAAAGGTCGAAGGTTAAAAAGTT